TTGCGGGCACCTCACTGGAAGTTGTGTAGACCGTCGTGGCCGCACCAAGGTCCGCAGTTGAAGCATACAGGGCAAGTTTGAACGTGTCCGTCCCAAACACATGCGTGCCTGTGAATAGTTCCGCCTTGAAGCTGGTGGTCTGCGTTTGAACAATAGCCATATCAGATCACCTGCGTTCTTACCTGCCCGCTACGATACGCATCCATCCTATTTTTACCATCACCCAGGTTCTTCAGCAGCGTCAGGGATTGCACGTACTGCTTGTCCGTCTCGGCCACGATGTCAGGCTCTTGCTTCATGAACCGGGCAGCTTCGACCAGTACCGCGTTGAACAGCACGCTGTCAAAATTGTCGCCAAGCCATGTATTGGTGGCTGTCACGATGCTCTCGGGGTATCCAAAATAGTTCAGATCCGTTACCAGCGCTGCGCTTGGCGTTGGGCCAAGAATAAACGTCTGCTCCGTGGGGGTCACAGAATTCGGTCCAAACAGCGCGTAATACTTTGGCACTCCGGTAGATGCAGGATTTGGAAACGACTCCCGAATAAAGTTCACATCTTTGTTCAGAAGGAACTCGTAACTGGAGCCGTTTACAACCGCGAGACTAAAAACCGACAAGAAGTCCGGTGGCGCTGAGAGGTATTGGTTACCAATTGTCAAAGTGCCCAAGACGTTCTTACGAAGGATCGGCAACTGAACAGCGTTGTAAATACGTTGCTCAGCCAGCCCGGTCATAACCCCGAAATCTGTCGCGGAAAACGTATTTTCGCAATAATCTTCCACGGCAGCTTGAAGCTGCGAGTACGAGAGCGCCACTGTTTACCTCACGCCATCGGCCCACGGGCCATGAAGCCACGGGTAGCCGCACCAGCACCGCGCATCTTCACGCCAGAGGTTTTGGCCGGGGGAGCAACCTCCTTGGAGGAGTTCCCAACCACCATGCACAGGTCACGGGGGTTCTCAGCACCTTGGGGATAGCTGGACTTGGCAGGAGCAAGTTTCTTGGTCTTCATGGCTCACCCCGTCTTCTGGTTCATGGCGCGGGACATATTCTTGCCCAGGCGCATGCGGTCATCGGTGGTGGGGCCGCCCTTTTTGAAGGCTTTGCCGCCCTTTGCCAACTTGGTCAGCGGCTTACCTGGGTGCATTGCACGCTCGTGCTTGTGGACATCTTTCATCATCGCTCCTTAGGTCACGGACACCGTGACTGTACCTACTAAACCCTGTGGTGCCAAGGCGTTTGGCGTCAAGGGCGCATCAAACCCGCTGGACCCGCCTACAGGTGCCCAGCCCCACTCAATCACTCTGCTGCCTTCACCAATAGACCCGATAGCCGTTTGGCCCGAGGCGTACCAAGTGTTTGTGTCTGGACGAGGATCTCGGATGGCCTGGGGGTCCGAAATTTCATACATGCCCAATTGGAGTTGTGGATGATCAGGACTCCAGCACGAAGGACACGAACGGATTTGTGTGTTTTTTGTCTTGACGACCAAATTTTTCAGCTTCTTCAGGTCGAAACGAAACCCACAGACATCGCAGAAACCGAATGCCTTTGCGCCGTTTGCAAACCTGTTAGCCATGTCAGATCATCCTGACCCGACCGCCTTGGCGGTACTCATCTGGCATTGGCACACCTGTACGCAGCAACGCCTGGGCCTTCATCTTGGCTGCTTCTTCCTGCTGGCGTTTACGTTGTGTCGCCGCATCAGAAGCGGCGCGTTGCTCGGGCGTCAGTGTACCTGGGGCCAGTGTAGATGGTGTTACCCCCAGCGGCAAAAACGATTCGGCCACATCCCCCGCTGCACGGCGAAGGTCTCCTGCGCTGGCCGCACCAGCGCCACCGGCTAGGGCTGCAGCAATACCTGCTTTGCCAACGGCTTTTGGTTTTGATGGGCCGGTGTAGTCTTTTATACTTGCAGGCAACGTCTTGTCGCCAACTTGGTTTAACAAAAACGCACGATGATGCCCGTCTTTTATGGAGATTGTTCCATCAGGTAGCTCAAAACCTTCTAAAGGTTGTTTGAGCATTAAACTTCTTACTTTATTTTGTGCTTCTGGGTTTTGTTTAAAAATATCAACCATCTCACGCATTGAAGCATTTTCTGGTATGGGCAGCTTTGCTACATTTTTTAAAATACTACGAATGTTTTCCGCATCTACACCTTGGAAGCCAATAGCTCCATTAGGTCTTTTTATTTCGTTGATGTTTAAGTCGAGCATAACGAACCTCAGCTTATAAACATCTGGCGCGGCACAAACCGCACCGCAGCCTTCTCACGGTCTTCCGTCGAGGCAAGGTCCCAAGCTTCGTCATATTGAGCCTTCAATACCTGCATTCTTTCCATCGCGCCTGGGATCTTCATGGACAGGTAGTATGCAAGACCGGCGACCAAAGCATTCAAGAAGCGGAACGGGATGTCCTGCGTGTACGTGCCACCGGCACCAGCGTCCTGTATGCGGCGCAGCCGCCAGTAGACCAGCGTGTAGGTCTGCGAGTTGTCGGGCGTGGGCCACACCGTGAACTGCGGCGCGGGCGCTTGGCGGTTGATCCAGATCTGGATCGGCCTTGCCTGTTGCAGTTTGTTCGGGATGCTGGAGTAGGTGGAGACCGAGATGCGCGTGATAGTCAGGTCTGTCTGCGTGGAGACGTTCCCCGCACCTGTGCGGATCACATGCTCAAGAAGATCCACCGTGTCGGCAGGAAGGGTGTACGTATTTGTACCGGGTGTCAAGACTTGCGATCCTTGCTCTACCGTCCAAAGGTTAATCCCCCGGTTGGCCCAGTCTGTAAAAAGCAGGTTCATGGACCGCCGTGCGGTCTTCAGGTCATAACCCGTGCGAAGCTCCGCACCACAGCGCTCAAAGGCTTCCTCAACGTACTCGTTGAGATCCATGTCAAATGTAGTGGTGCCGGAGGTTGTCATTTCACTTCGCCGTCATTGCGGAACGCTTAAACGCTTTGGCAGTAGGAGCGCCGGGAGCACCCGGCTTGCGCATGGTTTCGCCCGATCCTGCGGCAATCCGTTTGCGCTTGGCATTGATGTTGGCGTAGAGGCCAACTTCGCCGCCCTCGGCGTACTCGGTAAAGTCGGTGTTGTCACGGCGCTTCTTGACCTTGCCTTTGAGTTCCGGGCGGATGGCACCCATACCGCGTGATGCACGCACTTACATCACCTTGCACTTTCTCAGGCCACGCTGCTCACAGCCGCCGCCTTTGACGGAGCCGCCTTTGGCGAGCTTGCGGCCTTCATGGACCTTCATGCCAGCCTCATTGGCCTTTTCCTGCTTCATGGCGTCCAACTCGGCACGGATGCCTGCAGGCGGCTTCTCGGGGTAGCGCTTCCTGAGAGAACCAACTTCTCGTTTAGCTTCGGCTGCGTAGTCCATGATTTACCTCTTAGCAGGCTTTGCCGCCCATTGCCATCTTGACCATCTTGCCCTTGGTCTTACCCTTGGACTCGATGCCGCCGCCCCTGACGGAACCACCTTTAGCATAAGGGTTATAACCCTCTAAACCTGGGGAAGACTCACCGCCCTTAGCAAATTTTTTGGTCATTCCGCCCTTGGCATAAGGGTTATAACCCTCTAAACCTGGGGAAGACTCACCGCCCTTGGCGTAAGACAGACTGGGAGAACGGACGGGCGTTCTGTAGTTCGGGGCAAACTCTTCTTGGGGCGTACCGGTCTTGGTCACGGTCTTCGCCCCACGGATGCCGCCACCACTTGCCATCTTCTTGGCAGGCATCTTCTTCTCGTCCTTCTTCATCAGGAAGGCAGGCATAGGTTTCTTCATCTCAGACTCCTTATGGGCCTCTGGCCCGACAAACTTCTTCGCTACGCTAGGCGGGACATCCGTCTTGCCAGCGAGAGAGGCATACATGAACCGTTTTTGAGCTTCCGACTTAAGGGGCACTACACCACCCGCCCTTTGGTCTTTCCGCGCTGTGCGCAGCCGTCAATTTGGCGGACTTTACCACCAGCAGCAAATTTTTCTGTTGCCATTTTGGGGGTGTCTTTTGCTGCCCTTCGCACTTTATCCGACAAGTCTTCCAGCGGAGCATTGCCGGTTAACTTTTTATATGCCTCATACGCCATATCTGTGTAAGCGCCAACTGCAGGGTTAAATGCTGTTGGAGAGCCCCTCCAATTTTTCAAAACTTTTAGCGCACGTTCTTTCGCATCCAGTTTTTTAACGGGAGGTTTATAAACTTCTGTTGGGTGTATTTCTTGAATATCACCATCTTCTTTTTGAGAGGCCATCAGTCTATCTCCCGCTTGCGCTCACGCAGATTGTCCAATTTTTTCTCTATGGCATCAAAACGCTCAAAGAGACTTTTCATGTCTTGCCGGAACTCAGACCGCGTGATGTGGTCACGGGCAATCTCTTCCCGCGTGCGGTTGAGCAGGATAGATATGCGGTCAAGCTCCCGGAATTTGGAGGACATGAAGAACGCCACTGCACCGATCAGGATGGTCAGGACGAGGTTCCAGAGTATTGTCGCTTCCATCTCAACACTTCCATGCCCTCAGGCTTTTGTTGATACGAGAGTTCGGATCTTTGGCCGTCTTCTCGCTGGTGAGCTTGGCTTTCATACCCTTCATCCGGGCGCAGAACGAATCTCGGCGCGGGCCACCTTCGGGTTGCGGCGCTTTCAGCCCAGGCTTGCCGGGGTTGGCTTTGTTGTAGCTGGCACGGCCCTTGGCGTTCAGACCGCCTGATTCTGCCTTGCCTTCCTTCCGGGTCCAAGCAGGCGACTTAGCCATGATCAGGCCCACATTCTCGCAGGCGTTACCGGAAATACTTGGTACGGTGCCAACTCCGGGGCCTCGTCGGTGTGGCGCACGTTGACATGCCAGCCGTCAATCGGAGCCATCTCATCCACCGCTTCGCCGCTTTCGTCCTCAGCAGGCAGCACCTTGCCCGTGGGCTTGTAGATGGTGCCAACGACATCCACCGCCGCGTACTTGGGCACCAGCACCGTCTCGACCACATCGCCCTGCACGTTGGTCTGCTCGGTGAACAGCGCCGCGTTGGCCTCGGCTTCGTCAGCGAATTTCAGGAAGGTATCGTGGTACATGGGCACCTCGTTGAATGGGTCGAAGGGGTCGTAGGTCATTTGCGTTTCCTGATCCAGCGCACCAGCGGCATCAACGCCAAGCCGTCTAGGAATCCGCGTAGGAAGTGGGTCATGCTGTGATGGCCTGCAACTGGGCGTTGGACAACCGCGTGGGGTAGTAGGTTATGCGGCGGAGGTAGCCTGCTTTGACGTTGTTGAAACCCAAGTGATCCGAACCAAGATCAAAGCGCGTTAGTCCACTTGGAATGGTTACCGTGTTGTCAGTGGCTACAGTTCCGCCATTCAAAGAAATCGCTAAATCATTTGACGCATAAGCCGCAGCGACTTTTACTGTTGTGTTTGCCGTTACTGCACCGGCTGTAGAAGCAAATCCGTCAGATGTGCCGCCAGACACTGTCGAGGTATTTGGAAAAGCAGTAGAACTAATGTTATTAACAATACGATTGTTATAACTATTATCGCTAGTTTGCGTAAAAAACTGATTACCCCCAGACGCAGGCAAAGTGAGCGAGAACTCCGCGTAAATGGTGCCAGCCACACTGTTGTACCAAGGGCTGATCGTATTGACTACAGCACGGTCTTGGGCACGGGTCAGCGCGGTGGTGGTGGTGGGGATGACGGAGGTGGCAAACGCGCCCTGCTCTAGCTGGGGAAGGCCGATGCGCAAGGTGAAGTCAACAGCCGCTCCAATACCTGTATGCGTTACCCAAAGTGACGGAACAATAAAAGCAGTGGATGCGTTGCTTAAAGTTGGAGAATATGTTCTGCGTACATTTGAATTTATTGTTGAAAGAAAGCTTGTTCCATTTAAATACGCTAAATCTGTACCACCGGAGGATCTTTCAGTCTGAGTAAGGTATACGTTAGTTATTCCTGTAGTAGTGCCGCCGACAAGAGACACCCAAGCACTGCTTGTCCAAACTTGTCCAACCGCAGCAGCAATTGTATTTCCTTCAAGCACAAGATTGAGCGCAAGGTTTGTGTTTGTGGTTGTTCCAAAAATACGGATGTCAATGTAGTTGATGCCGTTTGCAGTTCCAATACCAACAATTTCCCTTGATACGCCTCCAGCAAGGCTTGTAGTCCAATTCGTCGGCAGCGTCCCCGGCGTCCCAGCTACCGCACCCACCATGGTGTTGTTGCGGATGCTGTTCGTCCTCGCCTCCTCAATCAGCAGCCCCTGAGCCGCCAGCGTGCTGGGGTTGTAGTCCAGGCGTGGAGCGTCAATGGCTGCGCTCTGCAGGGTGCCCGTGCTGTCGAAGTACGTGGCCGTGCTGGCACGGGTGAAGGTGATCGGGCTGTAAGGCCCAAAAACGCCTGGGTATGTGGTTACGGTTGGCATGCCTTCGCTCCTTACGACCCGATAGCAACCGTGTTGCCGGTGAAGTTGGAATCAAACGAGTAGTCTTGCGTGGTAATCGTCGCACCCGCTGGCAGCGTGATCGTTTGCAGTTCTAGGTTTGTGAGGCCGCGTGGATACACAGTCACCCTGCGAAGCCACATATTTGCTTGAGTGCCACTTGGGCGCAGACCGAACCTTAGCGTGTTGACTGTAGGCGGTGCAGAAGCAAACGAGTCCGTTACCGCCGCCGCGCCGTTTGCGGATGACGCATAGCTCCCCGCCTGAAAGCGTGTTGCCTGCTTTTGCACGTTGGAAAGCGCCAGCCCAGTGACAGCGGAGATTGTGTAGTTTGTTGCGCCACCGGTCACTTGGATAGTGTTTACAGCACCTGTGTTTGACGTATAAAAGTTTGAGAACCGATTGTTTGCAGTTCCATCGTCATACCCAGCAACAACTGCGGAGTTTGTTACCGTAGTTGGCACAGGAGTGTTGAACTCGGTGTAAAGCGTCGAAGCCGTCGCGTTATACCAAGGCGACAACGTATTCACGCTGGCAACGTCAGCAGAGCGCGTCAGTGCCGTTGTCGTTGTGGGGATGTAGCTGGTGGCGAAGGCTCCGGCTTCGAGTTGAGCGCCCCAGATGAACAGGCCTGCTGTTCCATTTCCGGTGTAGCTGATCGTTGTGCCTGTACTGACTAAGTTGATGTCGCCAAAGATAGTCGTGTCCGTGCCGCCAAGGGTCAGCGTGTAAGTGCAGCGATACCAGCCGTTGCCGACGTTTTGAATTGTTGCTGAACCTCCGGTAGCACCTCCGCTTCCGCCCCCTGCACTCACAACAATGCCCGCCGACAAATCAAAAACAGCATTTCCTTGGCGAACAAACGTAGTCCCCTCTGCAATACCAACGTAGACACGAGTTCGTGTGCTGGCCTTGGCAAAGATTGAGTAGGTATATGGGTTTGTGTTTGTCGTGCCAGATACCGACCGATAAACGCGGTGCTGCCCGGTTGAGGTGTCTTCAACAAGCGTGTCTGCCGTGGCTGTCCCGCTGGGCGCTGTCGTTGAATCAGCAGTTACGGTAGCCCCGCCCTTTGTCCAGCTTGCATCACTGAACTCTTCGCTGCGCGGCAGTGAATTCGTCCTCGCCTCCTCAATCAAGAAGCCTTGCGCAGCAAGCGTGCTCGGGTTGTAGTCCAGGCGGGGGGCGTCGATGGCGGCGCTCTGCAACACGCCGGCAGAGTCGAAGTAGGTAGCCGTCGATGCACGGGTAAAGGTGATGATCTGCGAGAAGGTTTTGTCTACGAGTCCCACGCCGGTCTCCCAAACTACATATTGAGCAGCAATCTGATACTGCGGGATGATGAAATCGGTGTTGAGCGTGTACCCGTTTGGGTCGGTTAGGTCAGTCACCACCCCCGCAAAAGACAGGTCCAACGTCGGGCCAAGCTGATTGAACGGGTTGTTCCCCGTGCCACCACGCAACGGGTACGCAGGAAGCGCGAAGCCAAACCCGAACGACATCAGAAAATCCTGACAATGTTGGTAGCGGACGTACCAGACGCAAACACGCGGATCACCTGCAACGGCACCACCGTGCCGCCCGGGACAGCAGCAAACGTCACATCACTGCCCTGAGCCGTCAACACACGCAGCGAACCCGTGGTGCCCACAAAGATCACCGAAGGCTCACGCAGGTTGTTCGTGTCACTGGGCGTGACTGCAGCGGCGTCCCCCGGAAACATCGGGAACGTCGGACTAAAGTTGGTCTTTGCCATGCGGCCCCCAAAAGACTACCCCGCCGAAGCGGGGCTGGGTTCATCAGTTCTGGAACGTGGTCGGTGCCTGAGCGCCGTCATCAGCACGCTGGATATATTCCACCGTCACCACAGTCGCACCCGCCGTGGGGTTACCACCCGCCGCAGTGAACGTACCCGTCACCACCACATCCGTCGTACCAATGTTGTTGGTAGCCGAAGAAACCAGCGCGGCGTCCAGAGTCGCCCGAGCGGTTTGAGCCGTGGTCAGACCAATGTCAATCGTGGTCTGGAACGCATTGGCAGTACCAGCCTTACCAAAGGTCGTGTTCACCGCAGTGACCGAGCCGCCAGAAATGGCAGTGGTCTTCTCAACCGTGAAGCGCAGGATCTTGGAACCTGCTGGGAGCGTGAACAGGTTCTGCGCCGTGGGCGATGTGGTCATCGCAGAAAACGCCACGTTGGTGGATTGGGTCAGAACCGGCAGGCCGGTGTTCGTGCCAGCGCCGTAGCGTTGGGTGCCCATGCGAACCGGGCCGGAGAAGGTCGAGAAGCTCATGATTTGTCCTCAATCTGCTCTTGCCGTCTCTGAGGAGAAGTCCGCCTAGTCGGTCGGCAAGCGTGAAGGTCTAGGTTTGTAGCAGGGTAGCATAGCGGGGTGGGGGAGTCAAGCCCTCCAGACCCACCTCTTCTTGCCACAGTCATACAGCCTCCGGCACCCCATCAAGAATGTCATCTCGGATTCAGATCGCGCGTCTGTCTCAGGGTCAAAGTTTTCGGTCATCCCATGCTCCAGCAGTCGTTTGGGGATGTTGCGGCGTTGGTAGTGCGCCTTGGGGCGAAGGCCAATTTTGGGGCTCCACACTTGGTAATCAGGCCCCGTTTCTTCCTCAAGCGCAAAGCCCAGTTGCGCGTACATACCCCCGTCAAAGTAGCGGTTGTCTGAGAAAGATTTGACCTCTGTCGGCTGCTGTTCATCGATGAACGCCTTGAACAGACGCGAAGCACCGCCTGCAACTGTTACACGCGTAGCGTAGCGGGTCAGTGTCCAAACCCTCGTCCTTGCGTCCCCTCTGTCATTGGCACCAAACGTAAACCGCATACACGCGACCAGCTTATCGCCCCAGTACAGACCATAGTGCTCCCCGCTCCCGTCTCCGCCTTGGGGGTGATACCGTTCGTAAAACGCTCGTGCCTCGGAAAGCTCCGTCTTCTTCAACGCACACTTGCGGGCCATGAGCTTGCCCCTCCCCTTACCCACGGCATTACGCATCAGGCGTTTGAGCGCGTGTTCTCGGGTTAGCCATTCAGATTCGTAGACTGTTAGAAGGCGGATGCCAAGAGCTTTACACGCCGTGTACTTGTCGTAGTGGCGATTCTTGTTTTTGCGTTCAGATTCCTGATCCCCATGGCTGTGCCAATAGTCCCCGCAGTATTCAATAGCAAGTCGCACCTCTGGAAGGAACGCATCCAACTCACGCGGGCGAAGCAGTTCGCGGTTACGTTGTTGAACAGTAGAAAACCGCGAAAGAAACGCAGCAATACGATTCTCATTGTCCGAACGCATGTGGTTACACGCAGGGCACGGTATGGCCCCGCGAAGCACGTTGTGTGGATGCGCAAGCGTTTCTTTATTGTGGATAGTACACAAGAAGACCGCGTTATCGGTCATCGACTGATACCCGCTTACGTACTGCAATTTCCCTGCATGTACCTCTTGTAAACGCACAACAAGCTCAGTAACCGGCAAGCGATTAGCGGCGCGTACCTCACGCCCTTCTGCAGCGACTTTTTTGCGATAGTGCTCCAGGCGGTACTGTTTATGCGCTTCAGGCATATTTGCACGGCGTTGCGCTTGAGCAAGTCGGTCTTTCTCTCGGACCTGTTCCCTGTTTCTCTCTCGGTATGCAGCGGCGTACTGCAGCCCCTTTTCAGGACGCGCCGCTAACCACGCTTGCTGTGCGGCCTTCGTGCACTCCGTACAGGTGCCCGTTTTTGTGGCACGGGGGGCAAGGTGCCCCTGTTTACACGGTGCCCCGGTGGAGTAGTGCTTTTCGCCTTTGGCTACAGCTTCGGCTCGGGCGGTCATGTTGCGCATCTCGGCTCCTCGGTGAACATGGATCACATTCTAACCGATGCCAAAACGCCTGTCAACAAGTGATTTGGTGGCTTGGTTTAGGTAGTACCGGGACGCTTTGCGCGTAGCGAAGCACAAAAGAAAAAGGCCCCCGAAGGGGCCTCTGCTAAGGGTAAACCCTTAAGCGCCAGGACTTCCAAAAACGCCCAGGGGGTCCGAAACGCCGAAAGAATAGCGTTCACGGGCCTTGTAGCGGTTGTTCCCGGTGTCGAAGTCCGAATCCATCGACGTTGCCAGGGGCACACGCACAAAGTGCTTCATGCCGTTAGGAACGTCAGTGCGGAGGAACCACGCGTTCGTATCGGTCAAGAAGTGGTTGATGACATAGCCTTCAGGGATCGAGCCGTTGTTCTTCAGGGCGTTGATGTCGTTGTCGGTGGTGCCAACACGCAGGCTGGTTTCCAACAGACGGGTAGCAACGAACTGCAGGGCAGGAGGCACGATCAGCTTGCGGGGCTTGGCAGCAATCAACAGACCACGCTCGTCCGTCCAAGCAGCGATCTGGATCACAGCCGCTTCAAGAGACGTTTCGTTCAGGTCTGCAGCCGTCGCGGGACGGTTGCTGTTGGTGCCGCCAGAGACCAGCGGGTGAGCGGTCGAGAACAGGGATTGACCGTCGCCGTAGGTCACGGCAGCGGAGAAACCGTTGT